CTATTTGCTTATCTCTTCTGTACTCAATGTTTCACCTTGTAAAGCTAAATCAGTAAATAGTAAGTTTTTAGCTTTGTTCAGTTCATACACTGCAGCCTCTATCAAGGCATCAAGTTCTTGATCTGTAATAGTGATGCCTTTATCTTTTAAAAATTTGATTACATATGTTTTTTTATCATCAGTAATTAACCCTGCAGCTTTCATTTGTTCAGCTGCAGCCACTGCTACATTTACCCACATCTCAACTGATGCGAGCTTATCATTGGTTACTTTTAATTTTATCCATGGAACTACCAATCCGGTTAAAATTACTCCTATTAAAGATATTACAAGTGTTACAATTTGATAAGTTATATTTTCCATTTTATTTTCCCTCCATCATTCTCTCTGAAATTATTAAAACTCTTACCATATCTTCTGAAAAATCTAGTTCTCCAGTTGAGTTGCCTTTGATGTAACCCTTGTCAACCCACTTCTTAATATAAGGCTGCATCCATTCAGGCATTTCCTTAATGTTTTTATATCTTTTTATTTCTTCCATTATTTCATCAACTCCTTTTAAATTTAAGATTAATTCATCCCATTGAAAACTCTGCCCCGGGCAATTTGGTTTTCTGATAGGATCAACTTGATAATGCCCCGCAATATGCTCTCTATCAATTATTATGTCAGTTCCATATATTCGCTTTACCTCTGAAATAATGTGCTTTTGCAACCATACTGTAGCCTTAAACTGTGCATCAGTAAGTTTACCTTTGTTTTGACTATAGATTCCTTCATGCTCTATTCCTACACTGTAAAAATTAGCATTTGTTTTTCTTTCTTTAACTAATTTTAAAGTAGAATCTCCATACCATCCAGGACCCGTATCATTTTTATTTAACCTGGTACCATTTATCCAGGCGGCTTGTGTTATATCGACTAACTGTGTTATTTCACCTAATTTAGATATAACAAAGTGTGCTGAAGCTTGAGATGCTGGATTCATTAACCAACTAACAGCTCCAGTATAACTACCCTCTGTAATATGACTAACGATTATATCAGGCTTCCAACTAAAACGACTCATTTGGTTTGGGGTAGTTTTTTGTATTATTTTATACTCGCTCATTTTTATTAATCTCCTTCCACCTTTTCTACTCCTTCATCTTCTAATATTTTGTTTTTTCTTTTCTTTACTATAGCTAATAACCATCCAACATCACTGCCAGCATCATTTAAATTTTCTAATATAGACTGGCATTCTCTTAAAAACAAAACAGAGTATACAACAGTGCCCAAGAAGGATGCTACTCCTGCCACTGGTGATACTCTATAGCTTAAACCTACCATTATAAATATTATTAGATATGTAAAAATCTTTCTAGATGTACCTACCCACATGTCATTGCTATTTATAAATTTTCCTTTAATGCTTTTCCATATCCCACCATGATTGCACCCTATTGCGTAATACTTAGTTAGTATATCTAACAGCATTACTCCAAGAACTGCACAAAATGCCGTCAAATATGTACCCTCAGGAAACATTATAAAAGTAATTATACTAACCAATAATGCACAAAATGGCTGCACACTTTCAAATGCACTTTTTAAATATTCATTCATCCAACACCTCTCAATTTTTATAATAAAAAAGAGCCTAATTAATAAGCTCTTAGTCCACCAAATTTTTCTTTTGTTCCTTAGGTTTCTTCTATTACAGTTGGAGTATCTCCCCAAACAGCCATGATTGAATTGACCTGTGCGACAGGTAACTCTGCAACTATTTGCTCTCTGCCTTGTACGTTATTGACATAAGCTCGTCTCCACGGATCGCCTATGGGATATTGTTGTCCCATGTAATCAATATAAGTTTGTTTCTTAACGCTAACATTATCTTGTGTTAACATATCTAATGTGTATTTTTCTATCATCTTTTATCCTCCTTATACGGTGAATTCACCGCTAAAATATATTTCATTACCTACGGATGTCGCAACATTTGTCACCAATAATTGTTGCGCTGCTCCATTAGCCGTTGCTCTATAATATAGTAACGCTGTCGCATTACCTTTCAGCTTAAGAATACTATCAGGGTTATTCGTCACCCAGCCAGAAGAATAACCAACATGTATAGTTGACCATTCCTCGGAAACAAATGGGAGCCCACCAATAGCAATATAACCACTTGCACTGCCTATGTTCACAGCAGATGTTTTTATGTGCCCCTGTACATGTACTCTATCACCAATTTTAATATATTTACCAAATGTTGATGCATCATAAGTAACGCTAGTAAAAGCAGTTCCAGTTGCACCCAGCACTGGTGTCCATGCGCCCTCTTCAATTTTTAAGCCATGAGCACCATCTGCATCCGTAATTAAATCTGACAAATGGGGAGCGAAAGAGTTAATTTGTTCCTTAACTGTCTTTGTTTCATCAAAAAGGATATTCTCAGCTTTCAAGGTTATATTACCAGCAACTGCAGATATATTATTTACACTTGTTGGATCACCTTTAGGTCCTTGGGGTCCCTCTGCTCCTTGTATCCCTTGTGAACCTTGTATCCCTTGTATCCCTTGTGTTCCTTGCGGACCTTGTTCACCTTTTAACCCTTGTGGACCTTGAATACCTTGCGTTCCTTGTGGACCTTGTGGACCCACAATGCCACCTATGTTTTTCCAAGTCAAAGAATTTATATCCCATACATAGACAACATTATTAGCAATACTACCTACCGCCCAGGCATCACCATCAACTCCAAAAGGATAGTCATTTTGCAAATCCAATAAAGTGTCATATCTACCTTTTACAGTAAAACTACGTCCATCTAAACCAGGATTACCATCAGCACCTTGTGGACCTTGTGGACCTTGTACTCCTGCGCCACCAACATTACCCTGTATACCTTGGGGACCTTGCGAACCTTGAATACCTTGTATACCTTGTGGACCTCTTATATTTCTAGCAATAGGAGTTATTGTTGATGTAGATAGAAACCAGGATATCAAACCATCATTATCAATAGAAGGAGTCCAAATTCTACCCTCTGGCCCTTGTATTCCTTGCAGACCTTGAATACCAGTTGAACCAGTTTCACCTTTATCACCCTTATCACCTTTAACACCATCAACGATAGTCATGGTGCCATCATCCGTCACAGTGGAATTAGCAAATTTAAGTCTTGACCTTTGTGGAAGGAAAGTTCCTAATTTATCTAAAATCAAATGGCCACTAGAACCTGTTGCAGTCCAAATTGTACCGTCTAAGGTTATTTCTATTACATTATCACCGTTAATTCTAATGCCTTTAACATCATTAGAATGGGGAACCTTATTAAGTTCAAGATTAACCAATTCATCAATCAAGCCATTAATACTACTTTTTATTTCATCATCTCCACGACCATCAAAAAATGCTTTTAACTGAGCAGCAGTCATTCCATCATCAGTTGGGCGATTAGATAAATCTTTAATATTTTTTGCATAAGAATTTATCTTATAATCATTAAAAGCCATCATATCACTCCTTTTTCTTTATAGTAGGTAATTTTCTATTCACTGTAATAGATTTAATAGTAGGTAAAGAATTTTGCTTATCCTTTTTAACATCTTTCTTAACTTCATCCTTCCATAACTTTTCAGATACATCAAAATATGAATATAACTTCTCAAGTCTTTCTTTACTCATACCCTTATTAGCATCATCAATAGCCTTTTTCTTATTACTAGCTAAAGAAAGATAAATAGTATTACCATCCCTATCCTTATCACTCTCTGCTTCTTTCTGTGCTTTATAAGAGTTTAAAAACTGATCAGATGTAAAACCAGTACTCAAAGCATCCTTATATTTTTCCGTATATGGTCCACTCAAAGATTTAAATCCACTATCAATATAGTCCTTTGCAGTAGGCAATGAGTATTTACCAAACAAACTTGACTTCGCATAATTACCTAAATTCTTTTCTACTGGAAACTGCAAAGTATCTCTACCTTGACTATCAATACCAAAACTACCACCTTTATTAACAGTACTAATACCTTCCACTGCCTTTTTAACTTGTCCACCACCAAAAGGTAACAGAAAATATGTAGCCGGCTTAGCAACTTCTTTACCCAGTACATTCAAAGCTTTATTGGTAGGCATTTCACCAGTTGCAAGACCGGTAATTGATTTAACTGTATTTTCTACATCAGGGATAGCGGATGAAATAGGCAACCTACCACCACCAATTAAACCTCCAACAAAAGGCATTTCTTGAACAACACCCTTAGCAGTATTTGCTACAGCTTGATAAGTCTTTTTATCCTTATCTTTAAAATCACCTATCGCAGTAGATATTAAATCAATAGGGTCTAGTGCTGCTCTCCTACCAGTTAATTTTTCATAAAGTTGATTATACAACCAGGAACCAACAAACATTTTAGTAAAAGCCATAGCCAATGCTGCAACACCTTTTTCTTTTAAATCATCTGGTACATCTTTAAAATAATAACTTAATTGATTATTTACTTCTAATTGAAACATATTAAAAGCATTCGAAGCAGGATTCTTTTTGTTAAATTTAGTTGGTAATGAACCTTTTGATCTGTCCGCCATAACCCCAGCAACCCATTTATCAGCGTCCTTCATGGCATCAATATCTGGCATACCATTACGCATATTTTCATAGTATCTAGCTCTTACCAAAGTTTCAGAAGTAAAACTATCTATTATTTGCATAGGGCTAGACAAAGTATTACTAACCTTTTCTAATTTTGTTTTAATAAGTGGTTCACTGCCTTTACGATTAACTAAAAATGTACTTCTATCAGCTAACATATCATTTTTAGCATAAGAACTAATAGTATCTTTCATTCCATTCAAAAGATTTGTAGTTTTAACACCACCCATTCCCTGTGTTAAAGGAATAAAGTTTGTTAACCAACTACCAGGATTAACAGCAACCATATTAGATGCTACTCTATTTTCAAACCATTTTGCTAAACCATAAATTTTACGTCCAACTACATGTTCGACATCTCTATCACCAAGAGCTTTTTTACCAGCTAAATTATCGGTATAGTTTCTAAGTTCAGTAACAAAGTGTGGCAACTTACTTTTATCAATCTTATATATTTCTTCAATTCTATTAACTTTATCCAATTCAGATATAGTGTCAATTTCTCTTATCTTGTCAATTTCGGCCTTTATTCCATCACTTGAGTGTTTATACCTTAACGAGTCTTCAAGCGCTCTAAGTCTTTGAATATCCTCTGTGTGATGTATCACATCAGACACACCCTCAATGTATCTATCAAAACCTTGTACAGCATCATATTCAGTTACATCAGAAGTTCTTTGTAAAAAGTTACCTACCCACCTCTTGCCTGGTTTAAAAGTATGAGTTAAACCAGCTATGTCCATTGGTAGTTCTTTAGTGTCAACATCTATCCCAACCAATCTCCCTATTTTGTTAAGTAAATTATCAGGCTTATCATCAGTAAAGTGTGGAAAATAATCTTTTCTATATTCTACTGGTGAATAACCGTTTTCGATTAAAACATTGTTAGACTCAGTAATCAATTTATCATAAATACCCCTAAATTCCTTAACAGCATTTTCAATCTTATTTACATCAGCACCACTCTTTTTTATCATGTCATTTTTTATTTTACCTTCACCTAAAAGTTGTACCAATGCTCTTTCAGATACCTTTTTTATAAAAGGTAATCCATTTTCTGCTTCATAGGCCACTTCATAAATATTTTTATTTTGCAAATTAATTTTTCTAACAACATCACGCATACTATTTTTTAATTTAGTTGCTTTAGCTTCATTTTCATGTATTGGAGTAAAATATGTTTCTGTTATAGCATTTGCCTCTTGTTTGTTAGGTACTATATCTCTTATGTTTCTTTCCATAGTTTCACGTTGATATTGGAAACCACTTGCCTTATCCTTCCATGTATCAGTATTACTAATCAATTCATCAGCTTTCTCTCTCATAACAGATTTATGAGATCTATTATAATCCTTAATTGATTTATCAATATTTTTCAAAGGCTCTTTTGTCTTATAAATATTAATTATTCCACCTTTGTTAACATTACTAGGTAAATCATCTATCGTAATATCACCATCTACAAGCATATCAACAAATTTACTATCTCTTTTAGTCAATATCTCTTTTCTCACTGCACTATCATATTGCTTTTGATACATTTGTTTCATCCTATAAACTTCATGCATGTCTTCTGCCTTAGTATTAGCTACCATTTCTTTGTTAATTGCTTTTTCTTCTATCCTAGCAGCCTTTTCATCCTGTACCTTTTTAACTTGCTTAGCTTCTTTTGATAATTTTTCAACAGCAACATCAAATTCACGTCTAGCCCATTCTTTATATTCAACATCATTATCAATGTATAGAGCAAGATTGTTTTCTGTTTTAACAATGCTATTTTGTACATCAGCTATTTGTCTTAACTGATCAGCAGGATGAACTATATCTTTTGGAAAAAAATCAGGATTGTTTTCACTTAACTCTTGATAGTAACTGTCAATTTGCATGGAACCTTTATCTTTTGTTAATGTTAAATTTCCTAAATTTGTTTTCCTAAAACTGTTATATTCACCTTTATCAAAATCAGCTTTAACATCATCACTAACATATAACTTTGTATTCCTTACCTGGTCCTTTAAATCTCTATATTTATTATAGAAACTAAAATCAACCTGAATTCCATCTTCAACAATAGTATTGAACAATTTATCAATCTTTTCAGGAGCAACAACTTCATTTGTTTTTAATTCAGTTGTAAGTTCATTAACCATGCCTTTTAAGCTACTTTTATCAGCATACCTAGAAATACCCAAAGAATCAGCAATATCTTTTACAAAGTAATTTTCTTGCCTTTTTTGATACTTTTGAGCCTTGCTACTAGTATTGATTTCTACAGAATTTGAAATTGGAATATTTTGAATTACATCACTTGAAGTTTCTTTTGCTGCAATACTTTGTTTGCGCCTTGCAATAATATCATTAATCTTATCTTCATTTTGCGTTTCAACAAAATTTTCATTTTTAAAAGCTTCATTTACTGCCTTTAACCTTGGTATAAATCTTTCTTTTTTTATTTCTTGCACAGGTAAAGTATTAACTTCACTAGAGTCAATATTTTGAGTTTTTATGCTATCTATGTTCTTGCTAGTATAATTCTTCATTTGATTGTTTTTTATCTGTCTATTGTTAATAGTATTGACTGCAACATTACCAATTGCATTTCCACCACCACTAATAGTAGCAATAGCAGCTCCACCTTTAGCAGACTCTAATATTCTTTGTAAATCTTCTTGTTCTGAAGCAGTCCTTATAATTCCAGATTGCCCCATAGCTTTCTTTTCGCTTTCAATAGATACCTTCTCTTGTAATCCTTCTTCAAGTCCCTCAGATGCTATGTTAATGCCATAAGCCTTTAATGCAGAAACAAGTTTATTTTTTGCCACTTTACTTGCTGCATTTGTACCACCTTTTGATAATAGTTTACCTATGCCTAAACTTGCAATATCAACTCCAGCTCCAGCTGCTTCAATTAAAGAGCTAACCAAAGCTTCATCACCTGATACTTTTAAAGCTATATTATTTGGTACACCTAGATCAATCAAACCTTTATAAGCAGAACCAGCCATACTGTCATAGCTGTATTCTGCAACACCTTTCATATAACCTGCTTTACCACCAAATACGGCACCCGTTATTGCTCCACCGGGCACAGTAATTAATTCTTCCGGTGCTAACACTTGGGGTCCCATTTGACCTGCTATTAACGCAGTACCAGCACCAACAGCAGCACCTTTTAAAGCTGTATCACCTGCACCTTTTAAACCTGACCCTATTTGACCTATCATTTGTGGTACATATTGAGCAAAATCTTTTGTTAATAAATTTCCTTGGCCCACTTTGTTTTTTTCAATATATTTTGTCTTTACATCCGTTGTATTTTGAGCAAGTTTTAAATTATCTTGAGATTGACTAGATCTATATTTAGACCATGCTTGATTTTCTTCCTCTGATAATTTACCAACAGTATAATTAGACTTTATATTTTTTATAGGTTGAGTAATTTTATCTGTAAAACTTAATTCTTGTTGAGCTTTAGTTGGTAAAACACCAACGTTACTATTTTTCCTTACAACCGTTTGAACTGGCCAACTATTTTTAGTGGGCAAAAGTTTATTTTTACTATCTTGATATATTTTTTCAATATCTTCTGGTGTATATTTCATACATTAACACCGCCTTATTTATTTAAAAGACTTGCAATTTGTTCATTGGTATATCCTTTGCTCTTATAATAACTTATAACATTTCCAGTACTTATAAGTGGATTTTCATAGCGAGAACTTATGTCTTCTTTTCCCCAGTCTATATCATCTGTTCTATAACCATTACTTTCTAAGTATTGTTTAATTTCATTATTTGTGTATATAGACGATAAAGTTTCAATTGCTTTTGTTCTATTACCCTGAGATAAATATTTATCAGCTGTTGTAACTGGACTTGTTTCAGTTGGACTTTTACTACCACTCGAATTTATTTTATTTGTACTTGCAATAGTATTAGCCAATTCTGCACTTTGAGCAGCTTTAATTCTATCAACATAAGCCTGTACATCATTAGCCGGAACTCCCAAAGCTACAGCATCATCAGCAGAAATCAATCCCATACTTAAACGATTTAAAATGTTATTATATTCTGTTTGTTTATTAGAATTAGCTATTTCATTGTTATAATTATTATCATTTACTTGATCTCTTCCGGATTGATAATTTTGATTATACTCAGTGTCATCCCTATTTGAATTATACTCAGTTAACCATTGGTTGTATCCAGCAGAACTGTTCAACATGTTTTGATAAGCAGATAATGCAGCTTGATTATTTTGTAAAGTTTGTTGTGCTGTATTTAAACTACCACTGTTTTTTAAATCAATTATAGAGTTATCAATATCTAATAAAGAATTTTGTCTATTAGTATTAATACTATTCAAATTGTTTTCATAATTTGTATTAAGTCCTAACATAGAAGTTTCAGTTGCACCGCCATTTATACCTTGACTAGCTAACTGTTGAGGTAATGCGTTTTTAGCTTGCATACTAGATACATATGCTTGTCTTGCATTTTCATCAAACCCTTGATTAATATTTGACCTTTGACTATTTAACCTATCAACACCTTGATTAACAGCTAGTTGATTAGAATTAGCTATTTGACTATTTAAGCTATCATATTTTTGTTGCATTTCTGCCATATACTGTTCATAAGGATTATTTAAAGGTAATTCTTGAATTTTTTGAGGTTGCGACAAATCATATCCCCTAGTTACAGAATCTGCCTGCAATCTTTTTAATAAATCAAGGTCATTGCTTGATAATGCTTGATTATATCTATCTTGTTGTAATTTGGTATAAGCATCCATCCCACCAGGATTAGATTGGTTTATATAAGCTTGATGATCTGCGACAGTAGGAGTACTACTAGTTGCACTACTTGTAGTAACAGGTTTAACAACATTTGACGTACTTGGTGTAGATTTTGCCACAGTACTTGATGTATTAACTTTATCTTTATAAGCATCATAAGCTTTAGCTGCAAGAGATGCTACAATAGGTAATATCATGTTTTATCCTCCTTTATTTTTTAGCATAATTACCGACAGTATAAGTTTTAACAATTTGAAAAATACCAAATCCTTCGCTTAAACCCTCGTTTTTAATTATAATTTGTAACCTCTTGTACTTTTTAATTTTCTTTTTAAAATAAATATCCTGAGGACTAAAATTAGTATTGAAAGTAAATCTTTCAAAATCTATATCATCCCAATCAAATACATCCATTGTGTGGTACCTTAATTGAATCTCTGGGTCACCATCAGCAACAACTAATATCTTAGCACTAGACCTTACAAAAGGTTTAATAGTAGCGGTACATCCTTTCTTCTGCATAGTTTTATAAAGATAAGAGGCACCATCATCATCATTTTTAGTGGACCAATAACAAATAACAGGTTTATCATCATCATTGAACCTTGTACGTTCTTTAATATCCGTATTAAATTTGCAAATTCTGCCGTCTTTAGTGCCAAAATAAAGTTCACCATTTATAGATAAAAAGCATATTGCAGGTATGTTTTCCCAATGATAACATTGATAAACAAAATCACTATTGCTTTCATTTTTATATGATTTATTTCTACTATCCAAAATGTAAACTCTACTATTGATAGCCAAAACATAATAACCATTCCATTCCGTAGCAATAGCATCAAATAAATTAGACTCTTTAGTCAATTGTGGATCTATATGATATGATCTATTTCTAACAGTTCTCTCGGCCAGTATATTTGTACTTGTTGTGGCCATAATCCCTTGCCTTGATAAAAACATAGGTTCATCAATTAAATTAACAAAACAATTTTTACTTATGGCACCAGTACCGGCAACACCTTGTTCAATATTAAAGATAATACTTCCATCATCTTTCAAAGTACCCCAACGTTGGAATATAGTGCTATCTTGCTGATTATCTTCTTTTATGATAATCAAAAACTTACCAAGTTTTTGATAACCCATAATAGCTGTATCATCACTTCCAACAACTCCATAGCCTAAATCAGGGAAATAAGATGGATTAAATATTTGAGAATACCAATCATAGGCCTTATATTCAGGATTACCACTTAAAAACACTCTATTACTTCCACCTAACCCATAAAGAGTTGATATAGTACATTTCTTTATTCTATCTGCATATCCTGACACAGTTTTTTTATAAGTAATAAATACATTATCCTGACCAGCAACAATAGGTGGATGCAAAGCTACAAATGTAACTTTGCCAGTAACTAAATCAACTGTATAATCAGTAGTTAAAATTAAAGTATCTAATCCACCACTAGCATTTGTAACCTCTATTTTTTCAATAGATTCAATATTATTTGCTGATAATTGATAAATTTTATCTGTGTTATTACCTAAAAAACTTTCTTTTCTTTTATTGCCTATTAAATTAATGGCCTCTAGCACAGTTCCGCCACCAGTTGGAATTCTAGATATTAATATAGTAGGTACATAAGCATTATCACTTACAGATGTTACAGTAGTACCATCATAACTAATATAATCATTTCCAGTAAGAACATATATTTTACCAACGTTATTTTCTTTCATAAAGAAAGCTGTTGATTTTGCATTATTCAAACCTGTTTTAATCTCAGTAAAAGTAAGCATATTCCATTTATAAAGCTTTGTTCCACCATGAGCTATAAAAGTATCAACACCATTAATTTCCCCGAAAAACAAGCCATTAATAGGTTGTTCTAATGTGTGTATAGTTCTCCACCCTAAACGCTTTTCAGGCATTCCACCAGTATCTGCTATCAAATTAGGAGCAAATGGACTTCTTTCTTTATCAACCAAAGAACTATCAACACTAAAATCTACACCTCTAAATTGATTATATACAGTTGTTTTGCGTGGTACGCTATTTCTATTTCTATTACTTGTAATCATATCCTAAAACCACCTATCACGCTTGCCTTTGGATTGTTTTGCATTCTAGATGTGATATTAGCAAGCAAAGTATTATATCTATCTAAATAGGTATCATACAACTCAGGCTCATCATTAATACAGATACCAGCACACACACCATAAACTAAAGCTTCTTGACAATCCCTATCAATTTCTAATTCTTCACTATCAAGAGTATCTTTATCTATTTTTTTAGGATACTTGTTATAATGCAAAGTAAAAGTTCCGTCTTCTTCTAGAAATACCCTGTTATCATAAAACAAGAACTTTATAGGTGTCATATCAGAGTCATAAACTTTTAAAAATTCAAAACAATCACCAGGTACATCAATCCTTTTATTGACACTATCAATGGTTATATAAGCTTTGACAGGCTTAACAATAGTTGCAATTTCTGTCTGTATAGTATCGATTAAAGGATAAATCTTATCAATATATTCTGCAGAGTTAACTGTCAGATTATTTGATGTAACCTCATCTAAATTAACCATAATCTTACCTATAATCTCTTTGACTGTCATATATTCATCTCCTTCCCAACATTTGCGGAGTTGCACCGCTATATACTCTTATGTTGACAATATAAAAGGTGGATTGCTCCACCTTTTATCTATGGTAAAACTACAACTGATACCTTACCTACACCAGTTACCAAAATTTTACCTTTATTAGTACCACTAACATTTACAAACTTTCCACTTTCAATGTTAATAACTTTTGAACCAACTGCTGCGAAAGTTACAACTAAATCTGTTGTACCTTGAAGTGCATTACCTTTAACAATTGTTAAATCTCCTGCTGCTGAAGTTTTCTCTAGAATTAAAAGCATCTTTTGATCTGCATCTGCTGTTATTAACGCACCATCAGTACCATCTATTGTTGCAGTAGCTGGTAAAGCAGCTGCTATATTTCTATCAAGCTTAGTGTTTACTATTGCTGTTGCTGCCATTTATATCACTCCCTTCTATTTATGTGCTTTAATTACGTAAAGTTCTTTAGGTCTTACAACTTTTCCACCAAAAGTATTTAAGCCCTTCATTGCATCAGAGAACAATGATTCAGGTCTATATGCTTCTGTTTTATCAATTCCACCTGCAAACGCAATAGCATCTTTAGTTCTAATCATACAATGAGTATCAGTTCCATCATTGTAAAGATTATTTGATGTTCTTACATAACAGTTGTCATACATTCCTACGATTCCTTTTTTTATAAGTTCATCATTGTTAGTTTTAAGTTCAACTAACTTGTCTTTAAACAATAAGTAAACAAAATACGGAATTTCAATTACTACTTCCATATCCAATTCAACATCTTTTTCTCTTAAAGCTAATATACCTTCATCAATAGCTGTCTTAGCCTCAGCAGCCGTTGTTATTTTTTTAGATGAACTAATCGAACCAGCTTCAACCGCCCTTGATGCAACATGTTTATCTCTTACAATAGCCATAGCTCTTGTTGTATTAGTCAAAATTGCTTCCATAAGTCCAGGTTGAGCCTGTGCTTTATCAATATCATCAACCATAAAGTTGAAAAATTTAGCTTGATCAATAGTCATGAATACAGAGCTATCATCAATAGTTTCAGGAGTTCCAATAGATGTTCCAGTATAGTTACCTATAGTTGGAGTACCTACTCCAATTATTTTAACCTTTTCATTATGTTTTGCTTGCCCCTCGAATTTCTTATTACACCAATCTGCAAGGATGCATTTTCTTTCAAGCTCTAACTGGATGTATTTAGACCATACAGTAGCTTTAAAATTGTTATAACTCATTTTATTACCTACCTTTCATATTTTTTATTTCCATTTAGTCATTGAATTTCTTACCTTCTCCCAAACTTTAGGATCATCTAATTCCTTAGTAGACAACTTGTCTACTTCTTCTGGTGAATAGTAGTCTTTTTCACTTTTAGATTTAGAATTAACCTTTCCTATCTCTGTAGGGGGAATCTTTGTTTCTCTTTGTTTCTTTTGTTGAATTACATTAAAAGCCATTTCAGCATCAACACCAGCCTTGATTAAATTGAAATATCCATCTCCTAAATCATTAAGTGATTTTATAGTAGGATCTAATTTCTGAATTCTTTGTAAATCATCATTCATCAATCTTTCAATTTCTTTACTTTTATAAAAATCAAGTTCAGCTTGTCTTTGCATTTCTTGTGATTGCTGTTGTTCTTGTGTTATTCTTTGTTGCCTAACCTCTTCAATAGGTTTTTGTAGATAATGTGCATTAGCTTGGTCAATGATTTCTTCTGGAGTACCATTAAAACCAAAATTTTGAAATGTTTTAGCAAGCATTTCATTTTGTCTCTTTGTTTGTTCAACTTGCCTACGCATATTAGCAAAAGCACTATCTTTTTCAAAATCCCTATTTGGTTTAGATTCATCAATAGATTGTTCAGCGACATCAATCTTTTCTACGCTTGGTTCTTGATTTTTCTCTGCACCAGCAATTAATTCATCTGTTTCAAGTACAGCGACCTCTTGATTTTCTACGCTTGGTTCTTCAATTCCTTGCTCAGCAAATAATTGTAAATTTAATTTTTTAAACATAACACTCTCCCTGTATTTTTACGCTATTACCTGCGATAATTTTGTATAAATAAAAAGAACCTACACTGTAAGTCCTTTATTTTATTCCTTTAACACCTGTCTGAAGCATAAACCCTAGCATTTCCCACAACCTATTATTTATTTTCTCTTTGCAAATAGACTCTCCTATATCCATATTGAAATTAGAAGGATCTACACAACTTGATGATTCAGTTATAATAAACCCATTAACTAATATAGCATGAACTACTGTTGTCTTATCTCCCCATTTCTTAACATCATAGAATTTAACAAACTCTTTTATGTTGTGTTCTTCGATTGTATTGTTGTCTCCAACTTTCATATATGCTTTTTCAAACACATCTTTAGGGGACCAACTTTCGTAACCATCAGGATATCTAATTAAATATCCTGGCTCATTATTAGTCTGTATTTTCTTTTTCAGATGTTCTTCTGCATCATTTAACATTATTGGTTCAGCTTCGATTAACTTAACGCCTAGATACTTTTCCATTATTCAACTACCATCCAATCATCAGCAAACATATCTGTTTGACTTGCAAACCATGGCACCCTACCTTTTGGAGCTAAAGGATTAGTTGTTTCTAATTCTGTCGTATCTATATATATGAACGGTTGTGTCATAGTAAACCCTCTATCCATTAATTGTATTTGCATTTTAATGAAAATTCCTTTTCCATTCCAACCTCGCCTCGCAACCCTTTTACCTTCTTTTAATAATTCAATAGCTTTTCCAAAGTTCATTTTATTTCCTCCGTTTTTTCTTCTTTTTTATATCCATAATTACCACACTGAGGATTAGGACACTTATAATTAAAAGTTTCTTTGTTTTCCTCAACAGTTGTACTATCAATTAACATTTCAGTATTACATTGCTTGCATTTCACCTTGACCACCTCCTAGTTGTGTAATCAAATCTGTTGATTGCTGTAGTTGCCCTTGATATTGTTGCAACTGTTTTTGTAAACCTTGAATTTGTGCTTGATGTTCCATTTCTTTTTTCATTTGCTCTTGCCTTTTATCAATTATATCCTGTAATTTACCTTTGGGAACTGCTGCATCTTCATCCAAAGCCTCTACATATTCATCAAATGATATGGCTTTCATTGCAAATAAGTTTTCTAATGATTGTTCTTGAGCAAATCTACTATATGGATTATTTTGAGATACATCAATTCTAACATTTACCTTCATACCCTCTAATACATCCGCTGGAATAACAAATTGATATTCACCTTGTTCTTCATCTTTCATCTCAACAGTTAATCCATTAGGATTATATGCAACCCATATTTCATACCATAATAAGGCTAAATCCTCAACAAATTGCTTATAAGTTGTTATTTGTTCATTAAGTGGTAAAGCTGATTGGTCTCTTACTGCAATGATGGCTGTTCCAGATGCCTTTGTAGGATCTATTGCACCAGTTGCACTGTCACCAGCACCGGCTAATTCTTTTGAAGTAAGTACTAATTCATCAGATAAGTTTTTAGCATCAGATGACATAGTAGATGGATTAAGATAAGCAATCATATTATTTATGCTTTGTGCTGTACCATTTTTTATAGCAATTTTTGCACCAACAATATCTAAATCGTCAGGATTACTAATTGCATTCTCATCATATGCGAGCTTACTAAAAGCACTCTGTTGTATAGAAATACTTCTACGTGCTAAAGTCTTATTTACTTCGATTTGATTAGGAATCCATTGTTTTACTTCTCCTACACCTCTTGCAGTACCTTTTTTGTCTTCCCAAATGAAATTAATGAGCTGATATCTTTTAAGTCCCCTTCCAGTTAAATTACCCTCGCTATCTGCAGATTGTAATATAATATCTGGTTGATATATTATATTTCTTACACTCCTTGAAAAATGAACAATACCTTCTTTATCCTTGTACATATACAATAGTGATGTACATTTTCCATTCTTGCTTTCAACATCATTTTTATCACCTAATTGGTTTTGATAATCTTCATCAGAAACAATTAAATCAATATCATCTTTTTTGATTCCATATTTTTTAGCATCTTTCTTAACTTCATTTACAAATCGCCTTTCAACAATAATTATATAAGGCTGTTCCTGGATGTTAGAATTCTTTTCATCACCTAACAAAACATTAACATTATCAAGTATTTGCGACTCCTTTACATCACTACTAGGAAAAAACAAATAACTATCACCCTGGATACAAGAATCTTTTACAACTTTCCAACTTAAAGTATCCATCTTAGCAAGTTCCCAAGACTTTCTAAAATGTTCATTCAAAGCCTCACATGCCTTTGTTATCGTTTCATCCTTAGAACCCATGTTACTGTAGACAGCTGACATACTGTTTTGAGATACTATTGCAATTTTATATTTTACAATACCCTTGATAAAATTAAACATTGGCATCTTTTCTTTACCACTTTGAAGTCCAAACCATTGGTCTCCAGTATACATTCTGTGGGCTTCATCAGTTTCACTTACTAAACTAATTTTATGAATGTAATCAATGCCCTTTTGGTATAGATTCCATATTTCAGTTGTTTCCTTAGTATCTTTTAATTTATCAAACAACTATCTCACCTCTCTTTGTCCCATAGGGCCACCATTGTAATTATTAATATTATCAAGCACAGTATTTAATCTTTTAACATCTTCGCTTTGTTTTGCTTCTCTCTTAGGTAAAACTACAATAGGTTTAATCTCTTTATCCTCTTTCAATGCTCTTCCGTCTTTAATTCCTTGCCTATAACTAAAAAATACCAGTGCACCTACAACTGGTATCATACAAACCATTAAAATATTATATAACATGCATCTTATTCCCCTTTCCTACTGGGTTTGGTTTTGGTTTCTCAAAGTTAAAATTATATACATTTTGTTTTTTAATATTAATACCTGGTGATGGTCTGCCAGCAATAAAATATCTTATGCTATCAGGTCCATGTGTCAACTCATGTGGTTGTGTTGCTACATCATTAGGATTTTTTACATCACTTTGTATTTGTGGTAATGTCCTTATTAAATTAACACAATTTTTAGTAATAACTAAATCAGCAGTCATAATGCTTTGCTCATCCTTATACGGATTAAGCCATTCTTTTAAGTTTAACCACCCTTGAACCCTCTCATTATTACCTTGTGTTAAAAATAATCCATTCTCCATAAATATTTCTGATGCACTCTTTCCGGTTTCTTGTCTTCTATTCCATAAGTCTCCAGGGGCCATAGTGCTATAAATTTTTTCAGTTGGTAAAGTCATATCTAAAATTGCTTTAGCAGCTTGTGAAATAATTAAATTAGATTGATATAACTCTTTGTATACATAAGCCTTATTTCTTGTATCAACTGCTATCCAATAACAAGCAAGCATATCTAACCCATAGTCAATAGTCCTATATCGTCTCCAATGAGTAGGAATATCAAAAGAATTAATAACATGTATATCAGTTCTAAATTCATCAAAGTATACACCACCCGGTATTCCATACTCGCCCAATCCTATAACTTTATATCTGTCAGGGTTATTTATTCTAGCATCTTCAATTAGCTTTCTATCACTATCATCCAGCCACTCATTACACCTATATGTTGTTGTAAGTCTATAAGTATTAGGATGTACTTTATCCCAGAATCTAGTTTTAGTCCAATGTGAATTAACCCATGGATTATATGTTATGGTTATTTGTTTCCAAAGGCCATCAGGCATTTCTCCACGTATACTTTCGTCGAAAGTATCAAAATCGGCTTCATCTTCTATCTCATAAGCCTCTTCAATCCATGCCCAGCACAATACTCCAATATCTACAGTAATTGATGTTAGCTTTAAAGGATCATCAAATCCTCTAAATAAAATCTTTTGGCCAGTTGGTAAATATGTGGCTTCCAATGGTGATATAGTAAATTTCCATTTATCATAAACACCTAATTTTCTTGCAGCCCATTTAAGTTGAGCATAAGTAGAGTCTTTAAGTGTGCTAAATGTCTTTCTAACTACAACTGCATTAGCAAGTGGATATTTCATTATGTTATAAATAAACCAGTATGCAGTAGTAACTGATTTTTTAGAAGCTCTACCACCTTTTAACACTCTGTATCGGTTTTTATTATTCCAAAATGTTGCATATCCTTTACCAATAATATCAGGCAAAAATATTTCATGTAATTCAGCAAGGAGTTTAGTCTTCAAGTAAATCCTCTCCCTTAAAGATTACTATATTATTCTTTCCATCAAACTTTTTCTCATTTTCAATTTGAACTCTTAATTTATCAACACGCAACTTTTGTTCTTCTGTAGCAGTATCCCAATTTGTATTAACCATTTCTATATATTTAACTATCATATTAGACAAAGTTCCAAGTGATCTAGACAAAGTATTCATCAAATTGGCCTCTTTATCCCATGCATATTGCAAATCCCATTCGGTACTACTAGTTTTTCCTTTAGAAATCTTTTTAATTTCTTTTGTCATATCAGATTTATCTTTAACGTGCATTATATCTTGCATATGTATAGTTCTTGCCTCTAATAAACAAATACTTCTCCATTGCTTTTCAATAGGATCCTCAATATCTAATTCTTGCATAATATTTTTAACAGCAAAAGGAATCCGTTCAGTATACTTACCATACTTAAAACCATTATAATTTTTTAAAGGGGCACTGCCACCTACATTACCATTAGCATTTTTATTACCATATGGAGCACCAACCTTACATTTATATTTTTCTTTCCACTTATCACTAGATCTCCATATGTTTATGTTATTTACTTTTTCATTTAAAATATTTGCAATTTCTTTAGATGTTATATTTCCATCACGCTCAATATATAATTCAAAAGCTTTATTTCTATTAGGACTTTTTGCCCTTCCCACACCAAATCAACTCCTATTAAAACTTATATTTATTTTTAAACATAAGTCGAACTCTACACACATTGAATTTACATGTAATATCAATATCAATTGAGTTTGTTTTCTGGCCATTCAATTAGCAAAATCATACATTCGTTGCAATGTTTTTTACACCTATTTTATATATAAGGCTAATAACCTATGATATTTCAATACATTTTAATATATATTTATACTTATTTATATTTGACATAACGTAGCATTCTGTAAAATATTTTAATTTGACCTATATATACTGATAGAAGAAACAACATTACGTTAAAAAGATATTTGACATAAGCCATATATGTAAAACATGAGGTATAAAAAAAATTATCTAATTCTCTTAGAAAAAGATAAATTATTAATCATTTTATTTTTACTATCTTGATTAACTCCAATATATCGTTTTGTATATTCAATGCTACTATGTTTAAAAATATCTTGTAACATTGCAGCATCTTTCGTATCTTGATATATCCAATAGCCAAAAGTTTTTCTTAATGTATGACAACCAATTTTCTCTTTATATTCAAATTCATCAGCTACATCATTTAAAATTTGCCAAACTCTTTGCCTTGTAATTGGCAAGGCCTTTCCTTTGTCCCTTTTAAATAGATATTCATAATCCCTTTTACCAATAATATAATCTTTTATTATCGGTTTCAATTCATCATTTATTATTAGTTTATTTTCTTTATCTGTCTTTTCTTCGGTGATATAAATAAACCCTGCATCTTTCACATCTCTAACCTTTAAGGGTAAAATATCAGAAATTCTTAATCCAGAATAAATTCCAAACATAAAAAGCACATAATCTCTATCTCTCTTACATTTCAAATAATCAGCAAAATCTAAAATTAAATTTTTATCCCTAATCGGTTCAACAGTGTTCACTCATAATTCACCTCTCTTTTTTCCTCCATATTTTTATGTCTAAGCACCCACCCCTGCTAATCAAGACATGCACCCTATACAATAAATGTATCAACCATATTAAAATTACTGGATGTTCATTTTTTTTGGAGGTTTCGCACCCAGTAAAAGAAATTTTGTAAATAAAAAGTGCATTTCATAAAATGAGATGCACTTTTCCTAAAAATCTTATTTACAACTTTTTCGATAATAACATAATATCACATTTTTACCCCCTACTACTCGCAACTTATACAAAAATAATTTTAAAATAACTAAAATAGGCATTGACAACCACGTCGTTGCGTGGTATAATAAATTATAAGGTAAAACAAATTAAAAAATAAATTGGAGGTAACAAAATGAAAGAAATGAAAGCTAGCCAATTAAAAAAACACATAATTGTAGTTGAAAAGATAGACGTTTCTAATGGGGATGAAATTGGCAGTTGTAGTGAACTATCAAAATATGAAACCAAACGCTATACGCTTGAAGAACTTGAAAAAAATTTTATTAATAATAGAAATGCAGAGATTGTATATCAATCTGATGATTACAAGGATGCCACAGAATGGCAAATTGCACACAGTGAAATAAAGGAAAGACGTTACGATAGTAGTGGAGATTCTAAGTATAGATACGTTGCATATATTCCTGAAGGTGGAAGGACTTTATAAAAAAAAATAAAAATTACAGGAGGATTTGAAAATGTCAAAAGAAACAATCAAAATAGTACCAAATAGTTTGGAATGCGACCACATCACGCTAAAAGGGAAAAGATTATATTATGTATTCCGTGAATTTAATCAAAGGTGTCATGAGTTTATGTTGACAAACAAACAAGTTGATGATTTCATGAAACTTTATAATGATCCTAAAAAAGATGCAAATGACTTACTTAATTGGTTTAACACTGAAGTTGATGAAGGAAGATTAGAACTTTATTACGAGGATATATAAAAATAAATAAAAGGTTGATTATATGAATCTAAAAAAAATAAGATTAGAGCAGGGCCTCTCTGTACCTGCTCTATCAAAATTATCGGGAGTTCCCGTGCGGACGATAGAAGATTTGGAAAAACGGGAAGATTGCAAAGTAAGCACTGCTGTTAAATTAGCAGATGCATTAAAAATTACATTAGATCAATTATGTAGAGATAGCCAAAATTAATTTTGACTATCTCTCTTAAAAATAATTATGTTTTAATCGTATAAACTCCTGTTAGTGCATAACTATTATTACATTCTCAACCCCCTCTCATAAGCAAAAAGCTTTCTAGCTTTTCTCAAATGTCTATAAATTGTGCTAACATCAGAATAAATGTATGTACTTGCACATTGAACTCTTTCACTAATCTCACCTTTTTCTAAATCTTTATCCGCATTAGTAAAATATACTATTTCTACAGCACTTTTTATATATAGCGGTAACTGTGCTAGGGCTTTTTCTACTGCAAGCATGTCCCAAAGTTCAGCTTGCTTTTTTCTTAATTTATTTTCTGCATAAATGACAGCCTGTTCGGTTGGTTTACTTATGCCTGTCCCCTTTTCATGCGTTCTTTGATAACTTTCTAAAGCTTCATTGTAATATTTTTCTTTTAATATTTCATATGTCATACCCTTCGCTGCATAATATCTGAAAGCTTCTGTCGCATAATCTCTTATAGTATCTTTACGCATTATTTATACCTTTTACCTGTCTTTTTATCTTTTATGTACATCCTGTTTATAACCTCCATATCGAACTTTTTAAACATCTTTTTTACCAAAGTTATTGCTTCTTTAACCTCTTGATCCCTATTTTTCGTATATTTTGTAACTGATTTTATTGCTTCAAATGCTGTAGGATCATTACATCCACTGCCATTTTTTTTTAGATTGTTCTTGCTATTCATTTTTTCCCCAGCCTTTCTTTTTTATATTCTTCAAGTCCAATAATTACAAGTAAACTCATTCCAACAGCTCCAACTATCACACCTAATATAAACCCTATTATAAATATCATTGTTCTGATGCCTTTTCAGCTTCTTCAAATGTTGAATATATATCGTCACCTGGTATCTCATCAAAAGTATCGCCGGTTTGAAACAAATCGTCTATACTTACTAAATTATAATAATATTTATTATCTGCATCTATGATAATGCAAGTAACTTTACATTTTATAGGTATTAACAATGGTTTCCTTTGATAGTCTCTCAAATCACTGTAATCATGTATAATATAAACAATATCTCCAACCTTACAAGGAAATTTAATCAATAACCCTTGTTCTTCTAATTTTCTATATTCAATATATTTGTCTATCCATTCAGGAACGCCACTTTTTATGACTTTTGTTATTTCTTCTGGCTCTAATCCTGTATCTTCGTATTTTTTTAAATATTCTAAAGAATCTAACAAATTACAATATTCAGTTCCGCTAAATATATATTGATATTTGTTTAATATTTCTATGGATTTATCAATTTCACTAAATCTCTCCATCTTTATCCTCCTTTGAGAATCTCATTTTTACTTCTCGATTCATTCTTTTATGTCAACTCCCTTCATAAATACTAACCAGTGAGTTTTAGCTCTCCTGTTTCCAAATAACGGTTTATATTTTATTACTTTCAATATTTCCGATAATTTAATTTGTTCTTCATTCCACTTAAAAATCAATACTCCGTAATCATCAAGCACCCTCATACATTCGTCAAATCCCTGTTTCAATTCACTTTTCCACTCTTTTGGAAGCTTGCCGTACTTTTTTACTAGCCAAGAACTTTCGCCTACCTGTACTAAATGCGGTGGGTCAAATACAACAAGTTTAAATTTTTTGTCATCATATGGAATGTTTTTAAAATCCCCCACAATGTCTGGTTTAATAACTAATTTACGGCCATCACATAACGTATCTTCAAGTTCTCTATTATCCATAAATATTACATTTTCATTTTCTTTGTCAAACCAAAACATTTTACTTCCACAACAAGCATCTAAGATTGGTTTATTCATCACTCAATCTTCCTTATATGGTTCAGGTAATGGCTGCCATGCTATAACATATTTGTTATAATCAGACGGACCATATTTCCATCCAAATATTTTTGAATAATAAAGTTCTCTAGTTATCGGCTCATAATCTGCAATTTTAATTGTACAAAGAAATTTTCTATAGTTTGAGTGCATACAATCATCAAACTTATTGCACTCTTTTTTGTTGGGTAATCTATTACTTACAGGAATCCAACCGTTGTTATTCTCCTTGTCAAACTTCTTAATTAACATAACTAAGTAAGATGTATTTTCAGCAACTTCAACGTTACCTGGATACGGTTTGATGTTGTTTAATATGTAATCTACTAGCTCTTCTAATATTTTCACTTTTCTACCTCCAAAAACTCTGTAGCATAACCTCCGCCAAAGTACTTACCTGTTTTATGGCATTTTATTTTCACAACTTCCGAACCGCATATGTTGTATGGCTCACTCAATACTTCAAATATACAATCTTTGTATTTTTCTTCTTCAGCACTACCATTAATTTTCACTTGGTCACCCTTATTAATCATATCTTCATCCCCTCAATCTATAATTATTTTTAATATCCTTTTTAACCTCAACTATGTAATCTTTAGACATTTCATAGAGTCTAGATCCAATTGCTTCATCAAAATTTAACAAAGCATTGAGATCATATTCACTTGATAGAATAATTGGCAGATGGTTTATATATCTATAATTTATAATCTCAAACATTATGTTTTTATCGCTATCAGTTGTTTTACCTTTCAGCATATCATCAATTAGCAATACTTTTGCGTTTCTATATTTGTCTAGTTGCCTTTGGTAGTATTCTTCATCAGTCATATTTTGTTTTAAATTTGTTACCACATCTCTATAACTTAAATAAACAACAGATATTCTTTTGCTTTTTAAAATGTTCATGCCCAGGGCAACAGTTAAATGAGTTTTACCACCACCAACTTGTCCTAAAAATGCTATACTATTTTGTCTGCAATCTTTTATTTCCGTAAAACTCTTGAAATAGTCAGTAGCAACCTTTTTCATTTGCGTTGAAGTGTCGTTCCACTCCACAAAGTTTGTAAAAGTATAACTATCATCCTTAATTCCGCTTTTGTAAAACATTTTTTCATCTTTGCTTAATTCAAAACACTCACATCTTTTATAATTATTACCATCAAGAATCCAATATGTATCTTTGCATTTTTCACATTTATATGAGTCCAAGCTCTTTGATTGTTTTATTGAGATTCTCTTCTCCTGAAGGCTTTTTATTAATCTTTGGGATATCAAATTTAATTGAGTTTCCGTATTTTCCACTAATATCACCACCTTTATTATCCTTGTTAGCCCATTTAGTTATTGCTAAATAATGATTTTTATACTTGTATCCTTTAAGTTCAATACCTTCTGATAATGTTTCAATCCAATATGGCCAATCATTTGGAAATTTATCTTTTAGTTGAGCTAATTGTTTATCAGTCAAAAAAACATTTTTGTATTCACCATATTTATGTTTTTTATTAATGTCTTTATATATATCTTTATCTTTATCTTTATCTTTATCTATATCTATATCTAGTTCTAGTTCTGTTGCGTGATATTGTGTGACATCTGTGTGACCTGTCACGTGACATTCAATTAAATTAGTTTCATTTTCTCGTTGTTTTTGTTTTCTTAACCTATTTTGCTCTTTAATTTTCTCTAACTTATCAGTACTTTGATATTTCTCCCAGTTACTTACTAATAATATATCATCAATAATCTCTATCATTTTAAATCTTTCAAAAGTAGCTAATGCTAGTCTTATCAAGTTTATAGGTCTGTCAAATTCAACCGCTAACATTTCATCTGTGTATGGTATATCTTTAGCAAAATAAACCATTCCACTATTATTTGTTTGCCCTGCCAAGCAAAGTATTTGCATCCATACAACAATTATTGCATCACCATCAGGCAGTTTTCTGATCTGCTTGATTTTTCTATTATCAAAAATATCAACTGCCATCTTTATCCACTTTATATCTGCCAATTAAAAAGCCACCTTTCTTTCAAAAGGGGGAATAATCCCCCTAATATTATGCTATTACTATAATTTCCCCTGATGCAATCTCAACTTCAAGATACTCTGATAAAAATTCTTTAATAAATTCTTTTGCTTCAAGTTTCCACGCACCACCATCAGCCTCAAACAACCCTATGTAACCGCCCTCTTTAAGCCTTAATAAAAACTCACTTTCAGGTTGGTCTAGCTCAATAAATGTTCTGAATGGTTTTAATATTACTTTAGGTCTTACATTTACATTTTCAACCATAACAATACTTTTTTTTGCTTGTACTGTTTGGGTCAATCCGTTGTCTTCTGTTTCAACAGAATTTTTATCAGTTATAGATGATAAAAGTTTTAATAAATACGCGGTATCTTCTGTTTCTATAAATTTACTTCTTAATGCAATCATAAAGCTTTCATGGTCCATAAATTCGTTAAATCTAATACTTGGTAATTCAGCTAGAGCAGCATATAAATAATCTCTCCTGCAATATTCTTCTGAATAGTGATATGTGCTAAATACTTCAACATGTATAGGACTTGCAACCCTTAAAAATAATGGCTTGTAAGCTTTGTTTAATTCAACTTTAATTATATCTACTAAACTTTCTAACGTATTTACATCAATGTTTTTAGGAGAATAATATTCTCTTTTAATTTTGTTTAATTCTCCTGTGCTGTACTTCTCACCATTAATTTCAAATAATTGAGTGTTTTCTTTCTGTGCCATTTCCTCAATTTTAGTTATTGCTTCTCTTAAACCACTGTTATTTTCGTACATTTTGTTCTCCTTCTTAAATTTTATTTTTTTATTTATTTACTACTTTTGCAAAATTAATTACTATAGGTTTGGGAGCTTCTTCTCCATCCATGCTCATTTGACCTGGTAAATGTTCCATCAACTCCATTGCTGTTAGTTGCCCATTTTCATCAGCTGCAGCATAGATACTTGTTGCTATTGGATTAATTGGTCTTAACTTAGGATTAGTCTGATAAGTAACATTGATTTTCCTTCTCCTTTCATCAGCAGGCGAAAGCTTAACTTTAATTACTAACTCCCTTGCTTTTAGATCTGTATTTAGATTTTGAATGTTGTATAATATCTGTGCGACGTTCTCATTTACGATCTCAGTCACTCCACCCTGGACCATATCTAAAATACTTTTTTGTTCTTCGTTTCTTTCATCATTCATTGTTTTTTTCTCCTTAGTATATTTTTTGTATTGTATAAATATTAAAATTTAAGATTATTTTGTGTACTAAAAGCTAAGGGTAGTGATTTTATGTATTTAAAATCAAAATCCTGTATATTACTTATTAAATTCATTAATAAATTAACTACTATCTTTTATGCTGCATTTAATATTTTTAAATTCACCAGGAAAACTAGATATCGTATCAGCCTTTTTTTCTTGAACCTTTGTTTCTACTAAATTCCCACATTTAAGACATTTCGTTTTCTTTATTGATTCCATAGTCCATGTACTATATCCGCATTTTTCACATTTATAAAATTTGAAAGCAATCACCTTCCTATTTACAATATTTTGATTATCTGTTATAATTAATTAAATTGTTTTTTAAAATGTTTTTCAATTGACCGTTTCTGTTGTAGCAGGGCGGTCTTTTATTTTTTTGTAGTAACTCATTCTTTTACATGCAGCTGATTCACTTATTCCATACATTTCTCCTATTTGCTTATAAGTTAATCCTTCACTTTTAAAATTAATCATGTCTATCGTATCGTCAAAATTTAATACAGACATGCTTCTTTTTTTACCTACCCCTAATAACTGAAAACTTGTTTCTGGTGGTGTTTTTAGTATTATAGCTATACATAATGCATACCAGTTTTCATTCAATCTATTTACCTCTCTAAAATAATTTTATTTGATTATAATAATCGTATTTAACTCTTTTCCATGGCTCATATTCTTCGAAATCAGGAACTGCTTTGTATATCATAGAATCTACCCATCTAGCAAAATGCTTGAGCCTTTCATCATCCTTTTTTTCGTTGTATTTCATGACATAGGGTCTGATTCCAAGTTCATCAAGTTTCTTAAATCTATACATATCCTCTTCGAAAGTTGTATTAAATCCTACTAGCATAAAACACATATGTTTATACGGTTTTATGTATTTTTTAAGCGTTTCTATGCCTTCCATTACTTGACTTTCAAACCCCATCAAATCCCATGCATAGTGGATGCTTCTTAAATGCTTTACTTCACTCATTGCCTGTGCTATATCTTCATTCATTAGTCTAACATCACAACCTTGATTAATATCCACAACTAGTTTTCTGTCTCTAATTTCATGAAGCTTGTCTATACAAAATGGATCTGCGGTTAAGTTATTATCATTAAGTATCAGGACATTACTTTTAGGATTAATAAGGTCTTTGATTTCTGCCACATTTCTAAAATTACCTTCTTTTTCAGGTACGAAACAAAATCCACAATTTCTGATGCAACTTCTTGAAGTAAACCCAATGCCAGCATTAACTAATTCAGTAGCTTTTTCAAATTTACGTTCTTTTGTCATAATGCCTTTAATTCTTTGCACAATGTCCTCTATGGTGTATAAATCATAATCTGGTTTCGTATTTTCAATTTCTATAGGCAACTCTTTCTTAATATCCCATCCAGTACCGCCTATTTCTATTTTGTCGCCATAATAATCTTGCAACTTTTGACATTCACCTTTTGACCTTGTAAAAATTGCGCTTGCAAATATCTTGTCATAATTTTCGCCAAGTCTGACAAATTTAACTTCACAATCATTTGTTTTATAATATGATGATACTTTCATTAGAGCCAAATTTGGAAGCCTACTATCTACATCTATTAATCCTATTTTCACTTCTTACCTCCATACTTCATTTCAAATTCATCAGCATTCATTTTTTCAACATCATCTATGAGTTCCAATGCTTTTGCAATTTCTGTTTGAATATCATTCAATGCCTACCTCCTATCTAACATAAACCCTGCAATCATCAATACCATGACTATTGCACATTTAAATCTTATAAATTCTAATGGATCTATAAACTTGTCCCAAAATTTTTTAATCATTAGTTTCTTCCTCAAATTTTAAAAACTTACCATCTGCAAATACTGTTGCACATCCATGTATTTTATATAATTGTTCTAATGCGTATACTGTTAATACTCCCATTTATTTCACCTCTATTCCTTTAAATTTCGAGCACGTTTGTTGTTTTGGAGTAGGTATCCAAACTTTGTGTGGCCAGTATGCACTACATCCTAAATCTTTGTAATACTTGCAATTTATACATCTATCATTCAACTGTTTTTACCTCCTAAGTAAGTATAAATTTTGTTATGTTTAACTAATTATTTTTAATCTTCATATATATCTAAAATTTCTAATTCACTATTATATTTAGCATCTTCCCACGCCCTATCCTCCGCTAATCTCTTAGCTTCTGTTTCATTTTTTGCTTCTACTTCTATATCCCCTGTAAATTTATAAAATATTTGATATTTTTTCATTATTTTATCTCCTTTTTTATTTAATATAAATTTATTCCCAATCTAATCTTTGCCCACACTCATAACAATATTTTGGACTTTCTTCTAAGCCACAACCCATAAAGTCAAATTTACAGTTTGGACAATTCCAATAGTCCTTTTCATCATTCGTTTCTAACTTTTTAGGTATCTGCTTTTCAAGTGCTTGTATTGCTAAATCATTTGCTGTTTTTATATAACCGTTATTATTTAGTCTCTCTGATAATTTTTTAATAACGTCTATTGCATATTCAATTTCGTTCATTAATTCCCTCCATGTAAATTTTGTTATGTTGCACTAATTATTTTCCCATTCCCAATAAGAGATTTCATCTTCTATACACTCATTCAGGTCGCATAGAGTTTTACTATCGGATATAAAATCATCAAGAATATAATCTTCATAATTAGCTTCTATAAGCTTTTCAAGGTTAGTTTTTAATTTTAATAATTCTTCCATTGTTTTTCTCCTTTCTCGTTCTGTATAAATTACATTATCTTCATCTATAAACCGTATCTCTTATCAACTGCCATAACTATAATTATCAATATCATTGCTATCGCAATTTTAAGTCTTATGTACTCTTTATCATCACAAAATTTATTCCAAAATTGTTTTATCATCAGTTTCCTCCTCAAATCTTAAAAAGTTCCCATCTGCAAAGACAGATGCACATCCATGCTCTTTATATAACTGTATAAGTGCGTATGCTGTTACAATATTCATTAGATTGCCTCCTTGTTTTGGTCTGTTTCAATAATTGGAAGTATGTAATTTTCTTTTAATAAATTATAAATAAATAATCTTCCCTTTTGGGTCCATTTGGTATTCATTTTTACATCTGGTCTTCCATCAGTTTTTATAATATTTATAGTTTGGGAATGTGTATAACCTTTATCATGATGAACTTTGTATAATAACCATTGTTCGCTTTGTTTAAACTGTATACCTAGATCATGTAATAATTCATTCATTGCATTCCCTGTCATTCCATAATCTTTTGCTATTTGGGTTATGGTTACTAGACCTTTATTTTTTAATATTGTGTCTGTATAATCAGCCTTAGGTTTTAATTCACCTATAATTTGCTTTTGCTGTTTAGTTTCTAATTGTAAGCAATTTATTGTTTGATCTGCAATTTTTAAAGCTCTTGCCATGATTCTTTCAGGACTATTAAATTCCTTTTCTACCTGGATAAAATATTGTCTTGCAACTTTTCCCTTTTCATTTCTCTGTAGCATTGCTATTTCTTTTGCCATATCGATTGTTAATTGATGATCTGTTGATGGTCTACCTCCTGTACTTTCGCTCAAAATTGTGCTAAAGTCTAAATTCTCAGTAAAGCCATATTCAGACATCCTTGGAAACCAATCTTTATAAGGTGTTTTAACTTCTAAAAATACATGAAGTTCTCTGCCAAGCACTGTAGGTCTTTCATTTTCAAAATTAACTTTTAATAATTCATTCAATATTTTTTCCTCCTTGTTATATTTTCTATTTTTACACATATATTAGTAGGTTAAGGACCTTGTCCTACTATTGCTTTTTAAAAAAGAGATTTACTCTCTTTTAAACTTTTTTATATTGACTTATATGGTCTATTTGTTTCTATGTTTTCGCAGAAGTCATATCCATGTTGTAATCGTCCTATTGGATAAACAGATCCACAACTTACACATGTAAAATATATTTCGTAATCAAATCCGCTTCCTTCGCCTTTTTCACTGTTCCAGTCACATCCATCATATGCAACTGAAAGTTTTAAATCATGGCCACAATCTGTACATTTTAACATATTTTTATTTTCCATCTAACTTACCTCCAAATCTAAATAATTTCTTCCAAATATCCTCATGAACTCTTCCCTGGTATCAGACTCTTCAAAATGTTCTTGCCCTATTTGTTTTAGCTTTCTTAATAAATTAGAATCTCTATGAATAGAATTAGGTGCTAAGGTATGACAGTTAGGACATACCTTAACTAATAATCCATACTTTTCAGATGATTTTTTATTAGCACCATTCATTATGTGATGAGTTTGTAAACAATATGTTGATTTACATATGAAACACTCATCAGGATTACCTAGATAGTTTAATTTTTTACCCATAACCATACCTCCTATATTAATTATTTTAGAATTATTTCTTTGACTTCCTGTTTTTTACTATCTGCCTCTCTAGCCTTTTTCCATTCCTCAAATTCCCTAACATTATTAGGATCAGAATAAAATGCTTTAGCTAACTTTATAATCTTTGAAGCAGTGTTATTGTCTACCATCAAACCCATTGTTTCACCCTCCTATATCATCCCAGTTAAGCTGATTTTAATTCTTCGTTTTTGTAGGACTTTGCAAATTTAACACCGTCCATGAAGTTTTTAAATTCTTTTTTTTCCTCTGCAGTTAATATAGATAAGAAATCAAGTATTTCCTCAACATCTTTCTTTTCATCTTTTGATAAAATTGTTTCCATGTTTTTCACCTCATCTTTCGTTTTTGTTGTCCATGTGAACATTATAAGTCTCATAGAAACATTTGTCAATGCTTATTTTTATTTATTTGTTGACAATATGACTTTTTTGTTTTATATTGGTATTAGAAAAAAATTATAAAGGGGTGACGCATTTGAATGAACGTATAAGAGAAATTAGGAATACTTTAGGATTAACACAAAATGATTTTGGTAACAAATTAGGTGTTGCAAGAAATACGATTGCTAATTATGAGACTGGGAATAGAGTTCCTTCTAATCAAATTATTATCTCAATATGTAGAGAATTTAATATTAATGAAGACTGGTTCCGAAATGGTCAAGGTGAAATGTTTAATAATACAGAAACATTTTCATTGGATGAACTTGTAAAACAACAAGGTATGGACGATTTAGAGCTTGATATTATGAAATGTTATTTTGAATTAGATAAAAATACAAGACAAGCGATATTACAACATATAAAGAAGTATTTTAATAAAAAAGATAATGTTTCTTCTGGGACGATTGCTGAAATGAGTTTGACTAATGATTATAGTTTTGATTCCGTTGCAGAAGCAGAAGAAAAATATAAAAAAAATGTCTTGGAAAATGTACGCAAGACGGAACATATTGCCTTGAGTACCATAGAAGAGCAAACGAAAAAAAGCATGTAAAGAGCTAATAATATTAATTAAGCTCTTTACACTTAATTTTACTAGGAGAAAACTCGAATATGGATATTTCAAATAAAACAATAATTATGATTTGTTTAATTATTATGATAGTATCTGGAATGTTTTTTATACCTTTTGAACGTTATGGAGTTGTTCAATCTAATTTTGGTCCAGTTTCATTTGCTAATGGATATTACAATAAAGAATATTATAATATATATAATCTTCCAGAGAATGGGCAAATTATATTTGTAAAACCAAAAGGTCAATTAGATTTTGTTAATGTTGAATTAAAATATAAATTATTTTTTAAAGAGTTTTGCATAAGATTTATTGCAATTATTATATTCTTTATATTAAATTATTTTTTGCTTAAATTATTATTTAAAAACGCTACTAATACTTCTAAAAGAAATCCACTTATAAAAAAAAGTGAGAATATTTTAATAGACGCTGCGAATTTTGATAATGAATTAATTAATAATGTAAATTTATTTGAAGAAAAGCTTCACGTTAGAGAAAAGCAACTAGAAGAGAAGGAAAAAGAACTGCAGATAAAATACGAAGATTTTTATAAATTACTTAAAGATAAAGAAAATAGTATTCCATGGATTGTTGATTTATATAGCAAGTACTGTGTAGAAAAAGATGAATACATAGCATGGCAACTTACTAAAAAATCTAATCCAGCATTTAAAGCCGCTCAAGAAGTAAAACGTATAAATACAGAAAAAAGAAATTTAATTAAAGAAAAAACAATGCTAGAGTACACTGTTAAATATTATGAAAGTCTTTATCCTATTCTAGAAGAATCAAAAGAAAATGAGGTCTCAGCAAATATTCCTTTAGTAGACAATAAAAATAGTAACTATGATTATGCAAAAGATTATCTTTCTACTGAAGAATATGATAAACTTTCAAATATTGAAAAATATCAATTAGCATTAGACAGATATACGTTAAAAAATAAAAGCAAACAACAAATAGGCAAAATATATGAGCAGTATATAGGATATACATACGAAAAACAAGGGTATGAAGTTTATTACCAAGGAATAATAAAAGGATATGAAGATTTAGGTCGTGATTTAATATGCATCAAAAATGGTATTACCCATATTGTACAGTGCAAAAACTGGTCAAAAAAAAAGGTGATACGAGAAAATTCTATTAATCAATTATATGGAACAACGGTGAAATATTGGATAGAACAAAATAAAAATGATTCAATGCAAATGTATATATTAGATGAGAATGTTTATTGTTCTGAATTTACAAGAGATTATAAAATTGGTAACATTAAGGCGGTGCTATATACTTCAACTATATTGTCAGATACAGCTACTGAATTTGCACAAGCTTTAGGTATAGAAGTACATGAAAATTTTGAATTGGGCAAATACCCAATGATAAAATGCAATATAAATAGAATTACTAAAGAAAAAATATATCATTTACCATTCGATCAACAATATGACAAAACAAAAATTAATTCTTCTGGTGAAAAGTATGTGTTTACAGTTAAGGAAGCAGAGAACTTAGAATTTAGAAGAGCCAAAAAATGGATAGAAAGTAGTTGATAATATGAAAGCAGTTATATATGCAAGATACAGTTCAGACACCCAAACGGAACAATCAATAGAAGGACAACTTAGAGATTGTTATTCTTATGCTAAAATGCATGACATAACAGTTATGGGCGAATACATAGATAGAGCTAAAAGTGGAACCAATGATCAGAGAGCAGATTTTCAACGTATGATAAAAGATAGTGAGAAAAAAGCTTTTGATGTTATTTTATTATGGAAAACGGATAGATTTGCGCGTAATAGATATGATTCCGCTATGTATAAAGCAAAATTAAAGAAGAATGGTGTTAAATTAATTTATGCCAAAGAAAGTATACCTGATGGACCAGAGGGAATAATATTAGAATCTTTACTAGAGGGTATGGCTGAATACTATTCTGCAAATTTATCACAGAATATTAGACGTGGTATGAGAGAAAATGCACTAAAATGTAAAGTTGTTGGTGGTAATTTAGCACTAGGATATAAAGCTGATAGTAATAAGAATTTTATTATTGATGAAAATGCAGCTCCTGTAGTACGAAAAATATTCAAAATGTATAATGATGGTGAACCTGTCATTGATATATGTAGGATGTTAAATGATTTAGGTTTTAAAACTTCTAGGGGTAGTGAATATAACAAAAACAGTTTAAGGCATATTCTTAAAAATAGAAAATATATAGGAGTTTATACTATGAATGATATCGAAATTGAAGATGGTATTCCTAATATAATAGATAAAGAACTATTTGATAGTGTACAGAGAAAACTAAAAGAAATAAAAAAAGCCCCAGCGCGCAATAAGGCTAAGGTGGATTATTTGTTGTCTGGTAAAGTATATTGTGGCCACTGTAATGGTGCCATGATTGGTGAAAGTGGCAAAGGTAAAAAAGGTGTTGTTTATAATTACTATAAATGCTCTACTAAGAAAAGAGAGAAAACATGTGATAAATCTACAGTAAAAAAAGAATGGCTTGAGTCTCTTGTTGTGGATGAAACGATAGCTAATATTTTTCAAGATGATATTGTACAAATTATAGCTGACAAGTGTATTTCTATTATGGAACACGAAAGCAAAGATAATACTGAAATGTTATCTTTAAAAAGGCAGCTTGTTGAAACTAAAAAATCTTTAAAAAATATAATGGCAGCTATTGAACAAGGGATTATTACTAAGACAACTAAAGACCGTTTATCTGAACTTGAAAAAGCTCAAGAAAACCTTGAATATGAAATTCAAATGTCTATGATTAAACAACCGGATTTAACTAAAGAACAAATTGTTTATCTTCTTAACAAATACAAGGATTTAGATTATAACATAGAAAAAAACAAAGCAGACATGATAGAATGCTTTATTAACTCTGTGTATTTGTCTGATGAAAAGCTTGTAATTGCTTACAATTTGACAAATGAAAAATCCGAACTGGTGTGTTCGGATTTAGTATTCAATGGTGGAGGCGGTGGGAGTCGAACCCACGTCCGAAAATATTTCCAAAAGACTTTCTCCGAGTGCAGACGATAG